GGGTACAACTGGCGCACTGCTAGGCGGTCACTAAACCTCATGTCTATTGAGTGGGCTAACCGGGGGCTTAACCTTTGGACGGTGGAGCAAGGGTCGTTTTCGTTGGTGACTGGGCAAGCAATTTATCCCATACCGACCGACACTATCGACCTGTTGGATCACGTAATCCGTACACAAGCCACGACGCTAAACCAGATTGACATCAACATCAGCCGTATTGCTGAGCCAACCTACTCATCGATACCCAACAAGTTGGCACAAGGACGTCCAATCCAGTTGTGGTTCAACCGCCAGACGGGGGCTGAGTACGCAACTACGGTTACTTTGGCGCAGAACATTAACGCAGTGGTGACGACCATACCCCTTAGTACCACGGTGGGACTACCCGCAGTGGGGTTCATCAAGATAGATAACGAAACTATTAGCTACCCTAACATTAACGGTAACTCGCTGGTCAACTGTGCCCGAGGGCAGAACAATACAACTGCTGCTTCTCATACCATAACTCCCACGCCGCCTGTCGTGACGGTGCAGAACTTGCCATGTGTGAATCTGTGGCCTACGCCAAACGCGCCGGGGGATCAGTACACATTTGTGTATTGGAGGATGCGCAGGATACAAGACGGTGGGCTTAACGGCACTGTGATCCAAGACATTCCGTTCCGCTTGCTGCCGTGTATGGTGGCGGGGCTTGCGTTTTATTTGAGTATGAAGCTGCCGGAGGTGGAGCCGAACCGTGTGGCGATGCTAAAAGCAGCTTACGAAGAGCAGTGGGACTTGGCGGCTGCTGAAGATAGAGAAACGGCACCGCTACGGATTGTGCCAAGAAACATGTTTTATTACGGGTAAATCATGCCTAATCGGTTTGCCTCTGGTAAGTTTGCGATTGCAGAGTGTGACCGCTGCGCTCAGCGGTATTTGCTCAAGCAGCTACGCATCCAGACGGTTAAAACCCGCCCGTACAAGATTAAGGTTTGCCCGACGTGTTGGGACCCAGATCACCCGCAGTTGCAGTTAGGTATGTATCCGGTAGATGATCCACAAGCTGTTAGAGAGCCGCGTCCAGATATAAGCTATAAGATGTCAGGCACAAGTGGGCTACAGGAACTTACGACTAACAGCACAGCAGTGCTTGGGTTTGGGTTTCCTGAAGGTGGTAGCCGGGTGTTTCAGTGGGGTTGGGCACCTGTAGGTGGAGCCAGAAATGATGATGCAGGGCTAACACCAAACGATCTTGTGGCTAAAACTGCGGTGGGTAATGCAACAATCTCAATTTCTTAGGAGTCATTATGAAAACGTCTCAGATGAAAAAGGTAGCTGTTGGTGAGGTCAAGAAGCACGAGCAGCGTATACATAACATGGCAAAAGGTGGTGTAACTAGCGAAGCCATGAAAAAATATGGTCGCAATATGGCTCGTGCGATGAATCAACGTGGTAATGCAAGGGGTAAATAATGGCTAAGTACTCTATGAAGATTAAAGGTAAAGAGGTTGGGTCAGGTGAAGTATATGCTCCCCCTCATACTATGACTGGTAAAGATACCAACGTCGCTACATATTCCGGCTATAAAACTGGTGCTTCGGCTATGGCTGAGATGAATATGTCTACCGGAGGTATTAGCAAAGGCAACTACGCTCCTGTTAATCCATACGGTACTGGCGAGATGCGTGGCTACGGTGCTGCAACTAAAGGTCGCAAGATTAGCGGGAAGATGGGCTGATGAACTACGCGCAGTTAACTGCAACCATTGAGGACTATACCGAGAATACGTTCACGGCTACTGAACTTGCCACGTTTGTGCAGAATGCCGAACAGCGTATATACAACTCGATCCAGTTCCCAGCACTACGCAAGAACTCTTTGGGCACTTTAACGTCAGGCAATAAATACCTGTCAACGCCTTCTGACTTCTTGTCGGTGTTCTCTTTAGCGGTGGTTGTAAACGGGGACTATTACTACCTATTGGACAAGGATGTGAACTTTATCCGTGAGGCGTACCCCAACAGTGCAACTGCGGCAGGCATTCCCCAGTACTACGCTATTTTTGGCCCTACGACGACGAGTACTCCGCCAGTGACGTTGACTAACGAGTTGTCGCTTATTTTGGGGCCGACACCAGATGGTAACTACACGGTAGAACTGCATTACTTTTACTACCCGGTTTCTATGTCGGATACGGCCAATAACCCGTCAGGTACGGCGTGGCTTGGGGATAATTTTGACTCCGTTCTTCTGTATGGTTCGTTGCTTGAGGCTTACGTATTCATGAAGGGCGAGCAGGATTTGATGGCGAAATATCAGCAACGGTATGACGAAGCATTAGCACTGGCTAAACAACTTGGTGATGGCAAAAACCGTCAGGATGCTTATCGTAATGGTCAAGTTAGGTACCCAGTTAAATGATCGTCCAAACTCAAACTACGTCGTTTAAAGCGGAACTGTACGAGGGAATACATGATCTTCTTACAGACACGATTGAGATTGCGCTTTACACGGCTTATGCGGACTTGAACGCAGCAACGACTGCGTATGTAGCGACGAATGAAGTAACCGGAACTGGGTATGTGGCAGGTGGTAATACGCTGACAGGCGCAACGGTGCAGACTTCTGGCACTACGGTGTATGTCAGTTTTGATGATACAAGCTGGGCGAATGCGTCATTTACTTGTAGGGGTGCTTTGATTTATAACTCAAGTAAGGCTAACCGGTCTGTAGCAGTGTTGGATTTTGGTAGCGACAAAATAGTATCTAACCTGACGTTTACGGTGCAGTTCCCGGCAAACGCAGCAAATAGTGCAATTATAAGGATGACCTAATGTTATCAGCAAATGGCGGCGCGTTATTAGGAGACATTAGAGCAACTACGGTATCTGGTCGTGGGTTTACACCAGAGGAGTTAGTTGACAATACGTTGGACAGGATAATTTTTATAAGCGCTTCGGCAGACCCAGTTTTGCGGCAACAAGCTGAAACATTTAGAAAAAATATTCGTAGCGTGTTACTTAATTATGGTAATCAATGCGTTAGGTCAAGCCACACTACGCTTGCTAATCGTCTCCGAGACGTGGGACATTCTGACTTAATTAAACTTTTGGAGAACTGAAATGGCTATTTCCGTAACGACTGCAATGCCCACCTCGTTCAAGGTAGAAATTCTGAAAGCAGTGCATAACTTTACTGCCTCTACCGGTAACACCTTTAAACTGGCTTTGATGAAAGCTACCGCTGTGGGGTCAGGCACATATGGCGCGGCTACCACGAGCTACGATACTTTAGTGTCCAACACTGATGAACTACCCAACGGTTCAGGTTATACGACTGGCGGTAATACGCTGACATCTGTGACCCCAGTTGCTGATGGTACAACTGCTGTTTGTGACTTTGATAACACCACTTGGTCTGCGGCAACCTTTACGACTTGCGGTGGAATTATTTACAACGACACTGCCTCGGGTAATCCCGCTTGTGCGGTGCTGAGTTTTGGTGGTGACCAGTCAGTTAGTTCTGGTGACTTTCAGATTCAATTCCCAGCAGCGGCAGCAGCAACCGCAATCATTCGCATCGCCTGATAGGGAAACGATGTGGCAGCCACAACTTGGGATCAAGGTTGGGGTGACGGTGCGTGGAGTTATAACGCATGGAGCGGGGTATCTCCAGCTTATGAAGTTGATGGAGTAAGCGGCACCGCAGCAGTAGGTACCGTAGCAATACTGATTAACAGTAACGTCACAGTTACTGGAGTTGCAGGGGTAGCATCGCTTGGTGGATTTACAGTTCAGTCTGAGTTTATTGTTGTTCCAACTGGTGTCTCAGGCACTGGTAATGTAGGAACAGTAGGATTCTCAGTCGGTAGGGTTGTAGACGTTAGTGGAGTAAGTGGATCTGGATCTGTAGGAACTGTTGGACTAGTAGTTAATGAGGTTGTGATTCCAACTGGAGTTTCTGGAACAGGCAGTGTTGGAACAGTAAACATTTTCTTAATTGTAGGAGTTCAAGGCACTGGATCTGTTGGGTCTGTAACCCCGTCGTATAACAAAGATGTAGCTGTAACTGGTTTGTCTGGTACGGGAACGGTAGGAGCAGTAAGCGTCTTAGTTGGGGACATTGTGATCCCAACAGGAGTTCAAGGCGCTGGGGCTATTGGAACAGTTGGGTTTAAGGTTGATGACATCATTTTAGTTACGGGTGTTCAAGGCACCGGGGCTGTTGGTAACGTAGTATTTGGTGGTTGGAACACAATTAACGATTATCAGAACCCGAACTGGTCACTTATTAATGATTTTCAGCAAGCAGCATAAGGAAATACGGACATGCCTACATCGTACACATCGTTACTGGGGTTTGCCCTCCCGGTCACTGGAGAATTGCAAGGCACTTGGGGTACAACAGTCAACGATAGCATCACTGAATTAGTCGAAGATTCTATTGCTGCCGCTGCCACAAACTCGGTGGCCGCCGCAGATTGGACTTTGTCTACAACTGGATCTGGCGCAGTTAATCAGGCTCGATGCGCAATATTGATTCCGACCGGATCTCCCGGGGTTAGTCGAAACATAATTGCCCCAAGCTCTTCTAAGGCTTACATAGTTGTAAATCAGTCTAATGCTTCTGTAGTGGTTAAAGGATCAGCAACTAGTGGGACAACAATAGCTGCTTCAAAACGTGCTTTGGTTGCGTGGGATGGATCTGATTTTGTAACTATATCCACTGGTGATTTGGAAGGGCCAGCCTCTAGCACCGATAACGCAATCACACGATTTGATGGTACTACAGGAAAATTAGTACAAAACTCATCAGTAACCGTATCGGATGCGGGTGCTGTTGTTGCGCCGCAAGCAGGTTCAATAATTCCGTTTTATTTTGATAATCAAGCGGCATTTCCGTCTGCCAACACTTATCACGGTGCAGTCGCCCACTCACACGCAGATGGGGCAATGTACTTTGCACACGGTGGAAGTTGGACTAAATTGTTGCAAGACGGCGGTGCACTTGGTACACCATCAAGCGGCACGGCTACAAATTTGACTGGTTTGCCTCTGTCAACTGGTGTAACTGGAACGCTTCCGGTAGCTAATGGCGGCACAGGCCAAACGTCGCTGACGGCAAACAACGTCATTATTGGTAATGGAAGCTCTGCCGTAACCTTTGTTGCGCCCAGCACAAGCGGAAATGTGCTGACTTCAAATGGTACGACATGGACATCGGCGGTATTACCTGCTGGTGGC